GCAACAGCAGGCATATCACCGTGGAAATGATATGTACCAATGTGTGCAGTACGCATCCAAGGACACAACCAAATTTGTCCACCAATTTTACGCCACATTTGACAGAACATATAATCTTCCGACAAATAACGGTCTGTACCGCCACCTGTAATGGAATCTGCACTATCAATAACTGTGTCAAAGAAAGCATGAATGTAACGTGAACCATCAAAGTTGGCTTGGCCAACGTGGTCAGGTTTGTATCGAATCATTGGATATGCTTCTTCCATTTTTGCAAACACTTCACGTTTAACCATCATAAATCCTGTACCAATCTCCAGTACATCTAATGGTTCTGTAACGTTGAATTGTGCAGTACCCTTAACAGGATTAAACACAAAGTCTCCAACAACTTTCTCAAGTGTTTGTGGTTCAATATCAGGATTCTTTTTAAGTGCTGCAACAGCAGAACGCCATTTAATTGCTTTCTTAGGATAAGGACCACCGATAACATCTTTGTCCAAGGCCAACATAGCAACAACGTCTTGTGGATTGAAGTTAATGTCCGAGTCAATGAACAATAAATGTGTACACTCAGAACGGTGAATGAACTCGTCAACCAAGTAGTTACGAGCTCTTGTAATTAGGGACTCATTGAATAAAAATGAGAATTTAATTTGTATGCCGTATTGCATACAAAGACCTTGCAAGTCTAAACACGCTTTCATGTATAGACCATGATTTTGCCCACCATACATTGGTGTTGCAACGAAGATACTATACTTTCTTAGTTCTTCTGTTTTAATTGAAATTTCCATGTAGACTCCAAGATGAAAAAGAAAAGAACCACCGAAGTGGTTCTATTGTCTGCAATTAAGCAGTAAGTGAGTGACCTGCTCTCAAAGCAGATTTAACCATAGCCTTAGTAGGATTGCCTAAACGGTAGTAAGAAATCTTACGACCATCTTCAAGGATACGGGTGTTTGTGTAAATGCAATTGCCTTCTTGACGTAGTTCGTCAATGCGTGCCGCAACGTTACTGATGCCAAAGCGAACTTGTGCTTGGCGTGTAGTGAATGTGTTGTAACCACTTGTTTTCTTCAAAGTGTTTAACATACGTGTTTTTGCGGATAATTTGCTCATAATATAACTCCTAATAAAATAAAAAATTCCTAGTTTTGCGTCACTAGAATCACTATCATACACTTATGTATATGATTTGTCAAGCATAATTGTGGTATACTTGTTTACCTACCAGAATAATCTGATGGATAAATAGGTGTAGGTCACGGTACTGGTAATACCCACCTACTCTATGTTCATATTTTAACAGGAAACACAGCACATGTCAAGTATTTATTCCATCTATCGATGCACAAATACCATTAATGGTAAAATTTATATTGGATTTGATTCCAATTGGCCTAAACGAAAAAACAAACACCTATACGATTATAAAAATACAAATTCAAAAAATTACAATTGCCATTTTTATAAAGCAATTCGTAAATTTGGAATTGATAATTTTGAATGGGATATTGTTTACCAATCTACAAACAAAGAACATTGTTTGAGTATAATGGAACCACATTTTATAAAAGAATATAAATCTTTTGTCAACGGATATAATATGACTGAAGGTGGAGAAGGAACATTTGGTAAAAAGTCTTGGTTAGGAAAAACTCATTCGGATGAAACAAAAAATAAAATTAGTCAATCACTAAGAGGTAAAATTCGAAACCAAGAACATTCACTGAACATTTCCAAATCAAAAAAAGGTAAAAAAAGAAAACCATTTACCGAAGAACATAAACGTAAACTTTCCGAATCACACAAACGTAGAAAATTAACGGCCAACCTGGTGTAGATAACGCTCTTTAGTTTCTTCCCAACTTAAATATATCAATGAATCATAGAATAGGTTTTCATATGATACCGTATTTTTCTTTTGTAATTGCCTGATGCGGCCTTTAGCGTATTTGGTTTTCCAAATGGTAGTCAATGCTTCTTCACTTGTATCAAACGATTTTACCAAGGCATTATCACCGATTTCTTTGCGGAGATATTCATTGGTATTATCGTATAGAGGAGAAAAGTAAATACCTCGTTGGTGTTCAGTACGGATAAGTTCCTTAGGAATACCAAGTTTGGAATATGCAAAGTTCAATGAACGATTTTTGTGGTCACGTTTCAGTGGAAGTCCTTGTGTGTTCTTGGCATCCCACCATTCAAAGTATTTTCTTGTATGGTTTTCTTTAATCCAATCATAAACCATGTTAGCAGTAGAACGTTTAGGTTCGAAAGCAACTGAACCACTAGAGAATCCCATTTTCTGCCAATGTTCGAGGCCATCGTATTGGGATAATCCACCTGCCTTTGTTTTACCATAGAGTGACGTTGTAGTAACGCCAACAAGAGTGTCTCCATATTGTCTTTTCCAATCATTCTGTACTGTATCAGCCAAACATAATAATGCCAACAACTTACCACCCATGTAATTATAGCCTAATGGTTGCAACGGAACGATTGTAGAACCGATTGCAGTATGATTAATCATACCTTGTTGTGTCTTAACGTCCCTAGACCATCCAATCGCAGTATCTCTAGGTGTTAAGTCTAAGAAGTCAGATGATATACAGATAACACCAAGATAGTTTCCAGTCACTTCATCAACGACTGCATAGAATAGATTACGACCAATATTAGAATTGTTCTTCATTGTGGAAGAAAATGTGCGAATGGCATTCCATGTTTCTGCCAATTCACCATTATGCAACACTAACTTAGGTTTAAGATTTTCATAATCATCAGGATTCTTTGGCATCCAAAAGTTAGTTTTTACTTTCTTGATAATTTCTTCTTGGCCTTTATTGACCATTTGTAACTCGTCACCCCAAAGTGTAGAGATATTCTCAACAGGATATCTTTCTTTCACTTCACACCATTTCTGATATAAAGTATACTCTTTAACATCCATTTGAGATGCATAAGATAAGTCTTCAATCAGTTTTGATTTTAGTACATCTGTGTCTATATGGTCAATGACAGGATTCTTTTCTTGCCAAGCTTGCCATTGTTTTTCAACTAGTTCTGGAGGCGTTTGTGCCATTTTTTATACTTTCACGTTTCATCATTTGTGCATATGCACCTGCAATTTTCTTGAGCATCTTCTGGCGTTTACTCATTCCTGATTTCAATGCCATAGGTTTTGCAAGTTGAGTATACACTATTCCATTCATATGGTCAAGCTCGTGGAGAAAAACTCTTGCAGATATGCCATCCAGAGTCATGTTCTTTGTTTCTCCGGTGTAATCTTGGTATTCCACGGTAATCTTTTTAGGCCTTGTGATATGCAAACCAAGGAGTGGAAAAGATAAACATCCTTCCATCATATGGACTTCACCTTCAGTTGTTAATACTTTAGGATTAAAAAATGCCACATAATCATCATTTGCACCCATTACAAATACACGATGCTTAAAACCACATTGATTGGCCGATAATCCTACGCCTTGTTCTTTCTTGCAAGTTTCTACCAATGAAGAAGCAAACTTATTTGGATCTACAGGTGGGTTGGTAAAGTCAAATGCAGGCAATGGTTCATAAAGGATAGGATCAGTTTCAGCAACCAACTTGAATGTTTCAATCTTTTCTACGGAAGATTTAACCTCACCTTTAAGTGCCTCACTTGTGTCAATCTTAAAGACACCATCTATTGGTTTAATTTCGCTCATGTAATCACCTGTGAAAAATTGTTTTTCTTTTCAAACTTAATAATAGACCTAAACTTCTCAAAGAGTTGGTCGCCTTTATGACTGATAACAAAGATATTTGTATCCGTTCCCATCTCGTGTATCAATTTGAGAAATTCATCAGTGCCTACAGTATCTAGGCTGGAATCAAACACTTCATCCAATATCAATAGATTGGTGTTAGTGGAGTTCTTCATCTTAGCAACTTGTCTCCATGTAAACAATAGTGCCAAATCGATACGCATCTTTTCACCTTCAGAGAAGTTAGAATAACTAAACTCGTCACGGTGCCTACTCTTAATTGTTTCTTCAAAGTTTTCATTCAGATTGAAGTTAACAAAGAAGTCCATGGCCTTTAAGTATTTGTTTACCAACTTGTTGATGATAGGCAAATATTGTTTGATAATCTTGGTCTTGATACCATTATCTTTCAACAATGATGCTGCATACTCGTGGTAATGTTTCTCAACAGACAATTCTTCTTGTCTTTTAACCAACGTAGCCAACTCAGTCTTCAATTCTTTCAACTTGTCGTTTTCTTCCGTCAAGTTTTGTTTCTTGTTACCAAGTTCCACAATCTCTCTATTCAATTTGGCAACATATGTGTTAATTGATGTTAGTGTAGAATTGTGTTTGACAATTTCATTATTGTGTTCGGTGATATGTTTGGATACAGCCACAATCTCATTCAAACGAGTTTGCATCTTGTCATATTCTACACCTAATTCTGTTAAGGCTTTTTTCTGTAATGATACTTTTGCTTCACTTTCATCAATCTGGACTTGTTTGAAATCACTGTCAATAGTTTGTTTACAAGTAGGACAGTTATCATTATTGTGGTAAAAAGCAATGTCTTTTTCCACTTTCTTGATGTTTGTTTCCAACTTGGCCTCTAACTGTACCAGTTTTTTACTTTTGGAATCAACAGAAGATTTATCCTGTATCTTCTTAGTCAACATATCAATATGTTTTTGGATCAAAACAATGTCTTTGTTAATCTTAACAATGTGTAATTCGTTAGTTGCAATCTCAGATTTCTTTTTCTCAATCTCATCCTCATTGTTCTTCTTATGTTCATCGATGTTTTGTTTCTGCATCTTAATCTTTTCTGATGCCAATTCCATCGCATACTTGTTTCTAGATGATTCATCTTTGATGCCGGCCATTCTATCTTTGATTAGACCATTCATTGATGTGAAGATTTGAATGTCTAGTAGTTCTTCAATAATTGTCCTACGGTCAGCAGGAGATAACTGCATGAATGGAACAAATGATGCTGAACCAAGAATCACAATCTGTGTGAAAGACTTGTAGTTGAACTTGAGAATAGTCTTCTCTAAAAAGTCTTGGTAATCTTTTGACTTGGCATCTTGGTTTACCAAAGTACCATTGCATAGAATCTCAAACACATTCGGTTTGATACCACGAATAATCTTGTATTGTTTTTTACCAATGGCAAACTCAACTTCAACAACAGTATTAGAGTTGTTAATTGAATTTACAAGATTTGGTTTGTTAATCTTTCGGAATGGTTTACCAAAAAGGCCAAAACACAATGCATCCAAAATTGTAGACTTGCCTGCACCATTACTACCAACAATCAATGTGTTGGTAGATTTATCTAACTTGATTTCGGTAAACGAATTGCCAGTAGACAATAAGTTTTTCCAACGAATAGTTTGGAACTTTATCATGCTTGTTCTAAATTCAAAGCCTCAACGTATATCTCACGCATCATTTTTTTAAGTTTGGTATTATCAATACCTTCATTTTGGAGACCATCCACATATTTGTTAATGATAGTGATTGTGTCTTCCGCTTCATCTATCTTATCATTTTCCGCTTCGTCTGTCAAGTCTAAAGCATCTTCAACAATGGTAATATCGGCAGGATTAACATCATATAGCTTATTCATGTACTGGTCAAACAGATATGGATTAGTTTTGTTTACCACTACCACTTTAACATATTTGGCAGTGTAATCGGTAAACGATAATTGCATAATATCACTTATGGATGATACTTTGTCATCATAAACCAACCTGTGAAACATTACATTAGGATTGTGTATAAAAATAAGTTCACGATTATCCAAATCAAATATATGGAAACCACGGGGATCATTATAGTCTTGCCAAGTGAGTTCATATGGGTTTCCCAAATAATAGATAGAGTCAGCATCAGATTTATGGTGATAGTGACCAGAGAAAGTATACTCAAACTTATTAAATATCCCACGATTCAATCCTTCTTCTGATGGCATGCCACGATGCATAGCAAAGCCTGCAATTTCAAAATGACCCATACAAATAGATGCATCAGTATCTCTCAGCATCTTCATACTATCATCAAAGTTTTCTGGACAAATCCAAGGCATCATACAAATCTTATGTGGACCAACATAGATTTCCGTAGGATGGTCTATCACATTAATGTTACCATACTCACGTAGCAACAAGTCAACCGAATTTACATCATTAGTGTTCTTAAAGTATGTGTCGTGGTTACCAGCCAACATATGAACATTGATGCCACGTTCAAAGAGTCCATCAAAGAACATCTCTTTGGCACGTTTAAGAGTAAAAAAGTTTACATATTTACGGCGGTCAAATGTATCACCTAGAATGAGAACAGTATTGATGCCCTCACTATCAATCATGGGAAAGAATGTTTCCCTATAAAACTTCTCGTAATATTCTAGAAAATGAGCCGAGTCATTCCTTGCTCCAAAGTGTTGATCCGTAATTGTTGCTATCTTCATATTCATTCATTACCCTATTAAACAAAGTCATCACTCTTTTTCGGTATCCAAAACCTAAGATGTTTGCCTTTTCACCTTCGGCATATGGAGGGTTTCTACCAAAATCTGTGTATTGTGCAGAAGTTAAGTCAATAATCTTATTCTCTTTATCAATACACCACCAATGATAGATGTCTTCATCATCCAAGGCACGATACATGTGCATGTTTTCATGTCCAAATATCTTATACAAACATCCTGCGGCATTATGGCAATGACCAAACATTGGATTTGCCGCATTTCGAATGAACCATTTTCTAGGCAACAAGTCGTATGTTAGATTCTTTTTAATAATTCCAGAAATCTTTTGAAAATTTTCTGGAGTGTAATCCACCATTATCATTTGGCGATAGAAACAACAGTCTTCTCTTTATGCACATTCAATACACGTTGTCTCAACTCTGTGGTACTGAAGCTGTGTTGCCTAGAATTGAAATAGACAGACATTGGCAATTGATAACCAGTGAATTGTTTATCCCTGTATTCCTCACCTATGATTCTAACATCAATTGGATGAGATGTCAAGATGTCCATCAATTCTTTTTCAGTGGCATATGGTATAATTTGGTCCACATACTTGCAAGCTTCTAGTTGAGTGTAACGTTCAAATACCGATTGAACGGGTTTGTTCTTCTCAGGTCTATCAATTGTAGGATCAGTTTGTAATCCAACAATAAGAAAATCACATTGTGTTTTGGCTTCTTTCAACATCATCACATGACCTGCATGAAACAAATCAAAACATGATGCAGTAAATCCAATTCTCATCTTATCAAAGTTCATATTAATCCTCCAAAAATTGTTCAATGCCTTTAGGTTTTTTACTTACTTTCTTTTCATCTTTCTTTTTCTTCTGTCCAACTTCATATGTGTGTATAAATTCAGCTATGTTGTCGTACAGTTCAAACTGTACAGAACTTCCATCATGATCCAACATCTCAAACTCGTCTAGGATGCCCATTTGTTCAGTAGACTTATACTTGACATACAGTTGTTTTTTTTCTTTCTGGATTCGTCTAAGGAACGCATAGTAGATGATTTGTGTAAAGTATGCAAATGGATTCTTAGATTTTGTTGGATCAAAGTTTTCAAAATACATGAGGCAATTTTCAATACCATCCGAAATCATCTCATCTCTGTAAGTGTAACTGATAAAGTTAGGTTTATGTGACAGACCTTCGGCAATCTTCATCCAACATTCACCTATGTAATTTGGTATAGGTTCGTTTGGATTAGTTTCTTTGCGTGACTTGTATGTTATTAGTGCCTGTAAGAAGTCGGCATTGTTGATGTAATGTTTAGTGCTCATGTAAGTATACCATAATAAATGTTGACAAAAGGCCTTGACAAATGTTAAGGTCTCGGTGTTGCTGCTTAATATTAATGAATTGTTCTTTCTCCTGGATCTTCCAGTTCTCCAAAAGCTTGCATCATAATCTCCCTGACTCTTTCTTCCAAATCTTCAGACAATTCTTTTGCCAAGGATTGATTCACAGAGTTTTCTTCCTTCATCAAAGCGCCTTCATAGTATTCAGCAAAGTTCTCCGATGGATTTGTGATGAATACTATATCTTTACTGTTTAATACCACTTCATTTTTAGCTACAAGTTCTATAGGAAGATAGTGAGCTAAAGTAATAG